TCTGGGTTGCCTGCCGCCTCTATGTATATTGATATTTTCAGGATCAATCATACATTCTTTCGGCACAAGATCAAGATCGGGATTAGCGTTCCACCCGCCTATTTGCCCTATCCTATATGTCTGACCAACATACGCCATTATCTACCTCAAAAGTGCTGAATCAAATTTAGCGATTGGTGTGCTTGAGTTTCTACATTCTATTATATTTCTAAGTCTTGCCGCTTCGTTTAAAATGTACGGGTCTAAAACCATGCCATATTCGGGGGCAAGGTCTATCGCAAGATTATATCTCATAGCCTTTTCCCATTCAGCAGGCTGTGTTATAGTATCCGTTATAGCCGTATAAGACGTAATTGGTTTATACGATGTAAGATATAAAGTCTCTGCTGTAGAGTAAGCTCCGTTCAGATATATACACCCAAGACCGCTTGAATAATTAGCATCGTAGTATAATTCATTAGCTCTTTCATCTACATCTTTATCGCTTACTAAATTATAGTCTATTGGAGACATTGAGACTTCAACTTCGTAATCTACGCCGTCCGAATCCCTGATATATGCAGATTTAATGCTCATGGGTTTTGCTGTGTCTAAAGTCCCTCCGGTTCCTATAGTGTATCCTGCGGTACTGGCAGTTAAGGTGAAAGATTCCGTAGTCGGCGTCAACATAGTCTCTTCCCAAGACTTGAGCATCAGATTTAAAGAGTCTAACGCTTCGGTTAGTATCGCACTGTTTGTATTCCTGACTCTACAAAGCCTTAATGCGCCATAAATAACGTCATACACCAGACTCATAGCGTACCTCTCTTTTGTTGACAGACGGTATAAAGTTCAACATATTTTTCGATCTTTTAGCTAAATATTTTATTGGTCTGCCGCCCCAAATCTCCCATTCAGGGATATCGTTATTTACAAAACTAAAAGCTCCGATTGCACATCCTTCACCTGTTGTAATACCGGGCATTACTATGCTGTTGGCTCCGATTAGAGTATGTCTTTTAAGTAAGATTTTTCCTTTCTGCAATCCGGGCTTAAATTCATCAGAAATGCAAGGGCCAACCAAACTATGACCGCTATAATCATCATTTGCAGAATAAAGCGAAACTCGGCCTGACAACTGCACAAAATCTTCAAGTTCTATGCCGTTACCTCCGCAGAGAAAATCAAAACATCCAATATGAATATTAGAGCCAATTTTTATATTGCCCGTCAATATGCAGAAATCATCAATACGCACATTATCTCCAATTTCCAAATAGTCACAATAGATACTTGCTTTAGGACTGATAATAACATTCTTTCCTTTATGAAGAATAGTCGGGTTCAATTCCATTTCCTACCTTTCCCTGCTCTGCCAATTTTTGAAATCTCAATAATTCCTTCCCTTCCAGAGGTCTTTTAAATACACAAGGATTCCCGGCACATATAGAATCGGAAGGCAGATCATGTGTTACAATGCTCCCTGCGCCTACCATTACGTTGTTACCTATATTCACGCCCGGAAGCACTACGGCTTTCTTGCCGATATAAACATAATCCCCTATATTGATTTTAATGTTTTCTTTATACAGTCTTATAGGGCAGTGAGTTATAATGGTAGCTCCCGCCGCGAGTACGAAGTAATTACCTATCGTCACGATATCGTCACGAAAAGTCTCAATTTCGCCCCATAGTTCCGCATGGTGTCCTATTGTTATTGGCATTGATATACCTTGAACTGACTTAAATCCGGGTATGATTTTTCTACATCTTCGTTGTCTATAGGTTTCCCGTTATCATAAAACTGCTCTATGAGTAAAAGTCCTCTTGTTGCTATTTCAGGCATCATGTAGAAATTATGACCTAACATATCAAAGTTATCATCAAGATAATTACACTCTCTACGGCCTGAGAACCTTGCTCTTTTAAACCATAAATAAGCCTCGTAATCATCTGTTAAAATTGCTCCGCCTTTCGTAAGTTTTAAATGTTTATAAGGCCCGGAGAAGGATAGACACATAAAAGTGTCGGGCATATACATATTATATGTAAATCTCAAAGCGGAGTCCCAAGTCTTTGTAGGCCATAGGTTATATGCACCTTTAAGTGTCGTGCCTTTAACAGGCTCGAATTTAACCTTCCCGCCTGCGTGTATAATCTCGCACGGTACGCTCATGTAAGTTCTCGAAGGTATCGTAATCTCCTTGCCTTCTATTCCTTGATACTTCAAGCTCAAGAAGATAGCGTTACTGCAACAATCGAGAGCTACGGCATATTTAGCACCCGTATATTCGGCGAGTTTTTCTTCAAAAAGTTCGGTAACTTTATAAACGCCTTGAGCCATGTTTTACCTTTTCCAGAATTTCTTTAACTTCTTTTCTTGCTTTTCTTTATCTTTAAGTTCTTTTAAATACTTGTCAAAATTACCTGTGAATTTTGCCATACCCCAATGGTCTATTTCAAACATAGGGTCTACCCAAATCTGATAGCCGAGTTCTCTCAGTTTGTCAGATAAACATAAATCCATGCCCGTAAATGTATGATCTATAATCTCATTGAAGAAAAACGGATATACTTTCTTGTTATTTAACCAGAAATAACTATCCGGATAAGTTTCAATATATTTCAATACTACTTCTTTTTTAATTCTCAGGAATCCCGCAGGAATCCGGAAGGCTTCTAAAAGAAATCTGCCTTTTTCTACGGTCTTGCCGAGTATTCGGCCTTTATTATCTTTGTTATAATCGCCTATATAATCTAATTTGCCGTTTTTCATGCGATAAGTACCCGCTACTATTGGGTCTTTATGAAGTAAAGAATCTACTACTGATACCGGATTCCAACTTTCGTCTGATTCAATCATTAAAAAATCAGTAGCATCACTTTCGGAAAATCTTGTCAAAGCTTCGTTAATGGCAACTTCAACGTGAAACCCGCCCTCAATTTCCCAATAATCAAAATCAATTCCCATCTTCATCAAGACTATAGCAGTCTGGCATAAAGACCTTGCGTAAGGACTAACAGTTTGATAATTATAAAAAGGGGTGAATATAATCAACTTGCCTTTATATTCTATCATACAACTCCTTTGATATTCGTTGCCATTTTTTTTACATCTTCAATAGCTTTCAGACCTCTTAAATATTTATCAAAATTACCTTTATATTCCGTTAATCCAAAATGATCTATTTCAAGCGCAGGGTCTATCCAAATCTGATAACCAAGTTTTTTGAACTTGTCAGATATAACATAATCCATGCTTGTAAACTGATTATTTATAATTTCGTTTTTAAAGAACGGATATATTTTCTCTCCATTGATGTAATAATGTTCAGGATATTTTTCGATATATTTTAATATTACTTCTTTTTTAATTCTTAGAAATCCCGCAGGTATTCTATCGGCCTCAATGAGTATGCAATCTGCGTTTTTCTGAACACCCATGACGTGTCCATCTTCGGTCTTTTTAAAATCTCCTATGTATTCAGCCCATGCGTTTTTCTTTCTGTAAGTACCGCAGACTATCGGTTCCGTGTGCATAAGCAACATAACTACAGCCGCAGGATTCCACGCTTCGTCAGAATCTATAATTAAGAAGTCAGTAGCGTCACTTTCTGAAAATTTAGTCAAAGCCTGATCTAAAGCAACTTCAATTAAAAATCCACCTTCGCTCGCCCAATAATCCTGTTTAATCCCCAACCTTTCTAAAACTAAAGCAGTCTTGTATAAAGATTCTGCGTAATTAGAAATAGTCTGCCTGTTATAAAAAGTTGTGAATAATATTACTTTACCGTCATATCCTTTCATAAGAGTTTGAGGGGAGATTTTAACCTCCCCTCTCGATTCTCCTTTTAAGCTGTAGCTACAATTCCGAAAGTCTCCAACGCGACAAGAATCGCATTAACCGCAGTAACTATAGCGTCAGCCTGTGTAGAGGCCGCATACCCGTAAGGGGTAGTGGTCGTAGCCGCCGCAGTAGAAACTGAGACAATGTGCGAATTTTGTATCGCCGGAGTAGCTCCGTAAACGCTGATGAGTTCCGATGCGTCAGCACCAAAGATAGTACCGTCATCGTTACCCTTATCTAAATATCTGTAATCTGTACCCATGTTCGTTTCTCCTTATTTTCAATTTATCGGTGTTTCTTCCCATATAAAACTTGCCACCATCGAAGCCGCGCCCGATGCAATGGTTGTATAAATCGCGCAGAACCCGCCCGGAGGCAGTATCAAATAACCGCCGAGGTCGAAGTTGTACGCAGGCTGTACGTTGGTTATCGTAATAGCCGCTGTCAACATAGAACCAAACGATTCTATGAGTGTCGGGGCTATAGGCAACGTCGCGCCGGTATCAACTTTTCCTACCGGGGCCGCTCCGCCGAGGTAGCAGTTCCTCAGTGTCGTTGACGGCACACTGTGAGTGACTTCTGTAGAGCTATACCCGCCTTCTATGGCTATTATAGAGCCTGTGGTCGGCTGTGCTACTATCATGCCCACGCCTACCCTCAACACCGATATGTCAACCTGCGACGTTACAGGGTTTGACAGCACGAGTCCTGTATAAACCGTGGTTAAACCCACCACGGTTACAACCCCCGCCTGATTCGCGGCGGTCATAAGCCGTCCTGCTTTTGCCATATCGTAATATCTTCCATGACATTCCGATACGATAAGATCACCTTTTATGCCGGTTCTTAACGGATTGGTCGAGCCTGATCCTACCGATATTTGTCCTACTTTTCCTTCGAGTAACATTTTATCCTCCTAACCTTTCAATGCCATGTTCATGGCATATATCATTCTCAAGTCTTCAACCCACTGATCGTGCCAGATATAGGTAATTCCGGTATTAACTTCGTGAAACAGTTCCCCCGGCCTTCCATTCGGCTTGGTGTCGGTTGATAGACCTATGTAACTTTCCGCATCAATGACTGTTTTAACTGCCATTGTATTTTCTCCTTATGACATAACCCTGACCGCCCATCTCGGACGTGTGCATTTCTGACCGAAGATAACGTCAAGCCTGCAAGGGAACTGGTCGTTAGTTACATCGTAATCTCTGATAAGTCTTATCGACATACCTTTGGCGTTAGCTCTGTATGCAAAGTCCTGCCCTTTCGGTACTTCGAGGTCTGCCATTACGAATGTAAAAGCGTCCCTATGGAAAGCAAGGTTCTGAAGGTATGCAGTTGAAGCCGTACCGCTCGATCCTCCAAGGTCTACAACAGTTGCCGCAGAAGCCGCAGTCCAATCAGCGCAATAGCAATTCTGCTTCGGGCCTGACTTGTAAATAGGCCATGCTACCGTAAGGTCTGCCGCGCTTCCTGTAGCCGTATAAGAAGTACCCACTACAAACTGTTTCAGGTGGGTATAAGCTACTTTAGTCTCCTGGTTGACTTCATAAACTCCGGCTACCGTGATTATGTCGCCTTTGAGATAAATCTCTCCGTTAGTTCCAGTTACGGCAAGGTGGGTGTCCCCGTTAGCCGTACCTGACAAGTTGCAAGTCCCCGCAGTTGTACGAGTTCCAGTAGTATGAACAGGAGTCATTTCAGATTCCATACATTTAAAACTATAAACAGAACCCATGTGTCCTTTTTCATACTGTGTGGAAATTGCAGATGCAGGCTGATAAAGTCCTTTAGAATCGGTTATCAGTGAGTTCATTGCAAGTGCGCTTCCAAGATAAATCCTGTTCCCGTCGTCCGGTGCAAGTCCCTGTTGCATTGTAGCTCTCGCGGCCACAAGGTCTGCAAGAACCGGATGTGTGCCGAAAGTTGTGTTTTCAAGGTTGTAAACTTCTTTGTAGCAAGCGGTTAAAACTGTTTTTTCAGTTTCTGCCGCGAGCCTTGCCATCGCAGGTTCGAGAAATCTTTTTGAGAAATCGTCTATTGACAGAGTAAGTTCAGCAGAACTGAACTCCATGTCAATGCCGAGCTGTGTAGCGAGTGTTAAGGTCTGTGTGCTTTCAGTTACATTCACAGTATCCATAACCGCGCCAGTCCTGACGGAAAACTCGTTAGCATCACGAATTAACAAAGTCCCGCCGTTCTTCGCGCCAGTCTGAGCAAAACGCCCGTCATATTCGCGATTAATATTTTTACAGAAAACTAAATTGTTTTCATATATCTGAAGTGCCTTACGAGTTATATCGCCAGCACTTAACGTCTTGAGTGTGTTCGCCATTTACTTATCCTCCTAATCGTTTTTTAATCTCTGCCAGCTTCTTAGCATTTTCCCGATCTATCCACTGTTCGTCTGTGAGTTTAGAATCATCAGTTACTTCGATTCCTTTATCTCCGGAGACTGGTCTTATGGGTTCGGGAGCCTGTGAAGCCTTTAAAGTTAAAGTTGAAAGTTTACCCTCCAACTTGCCAAGTTCCCTCATCATCTGATGATAGGGCATCTGGCTTAATTTCAATGCTTCGTTTTCGTTTTTACCGAGATAATAAGCAACTTCGGCAAGCTGATCTTCGAGCAACGCTTTCTGCAAAGCAGGTGCGAAAACTTTTTTATCAAGTGCCTCGTCAAAATCCGTGTATTTAGCCCTTACAAGTTCGGCGGCGGCGTTAAACTTTTCAAACGCAATCTCTTGATCCATCTTTGCAGAGACTTCCTGCTCAATTTGCGCTTTCTGCTTGTCTCGCCATCCCAACAAAGAATCTTCGTAAGTAGTAACGGCCGCGTCATACTTCACATGATCTATATTCCCATACTCATCTGTAAATTGCGTCATGCTCGGTCTTGCCGGTCTGCTACCTTCTGACTTTCTATACTCCGAAAGTTCCGCTTCCGCTCTTTCTGCTCTTGCTTTAGCCTCGAATTTTTCACGAGTTATCTTGTCAATTCTTGCCTGTACTTTCCGGCTGTAATCTTCGTTCGGTTTTATCTCTGGCTCAGAGGGTTTAACCTCAGTTTCTTCAGAGGGTTTAACCTCTGTATTTTCCTCTGCTGGTACTACGGGTTCAGTAACTTCCGTTACAGCTTGTGTTTCCATTTTGAGTCTCCTTTCATGGCATTAAAGCCAAGTTTATTGTGTCCCCATCTGTGGCTGACCTTGCGGTTGTCCTCCGGGTGATTGTGCTTGACTCTGTGATTGAATGGCCTGCATTATAGCCCCTGCTATCTCCTCACTTCCAGGTACGTCCAAGTATTTCATAAGCAACGGCAATAAAACCGGCGCATATTGCGGGCCCGCGTACTGCATAGCCTGAATTATATTGTCTGCTGTCTGCTGTCTGCGTGACGGAGAGCCCGCGCTTCGTACCCTTATATCGTAACGTCCTTTGCTCAAATCGTTAAATATCGCCGGCTGTCCGTTTATCATAACCGGATAATTTATCTGAATATTCTGGTCAACACCGCGCAGTCTTATAATCCTCGCGTTATCGTAAATCTTCGGTATGAGTTCTATTAAAATCTTTTTAGTTTTTATTTTAGCTTTTCTTAAATTCTCCTGAAACGAATATACTCCGAGGTCAGACCTTGAGTTTCGTGCGTTAATAGCCTTGCCCGACCTTTCGTTAGACTGCATACCTAAAGATGATTCATACATACCAAGTATGTCTTTAATGTCCTGATTAGCTATATTCAGCATAGTCATAGCACCTGGGTCTATTGAAGCTACGGGAGTTCGCTGAGGCAGACTTTGACCTCCGGGATTGACCTGAAGGAACGGCAAATTCTTTCTATTGGCGTTTTTCCAATCGTCTTCAAATCCTTTAATCTGCTGAGGTGTTACGATAAACGGAGCTTTCGGAGCTAACGCGACTTTCTCTGTTAAGGACGTAAGCCAGTAATTATACATCTTCTGACCGTCTTTAGCATCGGTTATCAACGACTTTTTATAAGTCTTCCCAAGCAGATGAATCTCATGCCCCGAAACTTCGACTATTGGAATTTCAGTACCGGGCCAGATACCCTCGTCCAATCTTTCAGTACCGCTTATCTTATACCATTTAATTTCATAAGTCTGAACTTTACGGGTTCTTAAAATTTTTAAATTATCAAACTGATGTTCGTCTATCTTTTCCGCTACTCCGGTTTCTCCGGTTACAG